AAGATACTTTTTACCCTCAACCCACTTTTTGCCGTTTTTCTTAGGCTTGTACTTCGGGGACGTACCCTTTCCGAGCCTTGTACGGTGTCCGAACTCCACATAAGGAGCATATTCAAGTGCGGTATATATTCCGCCCTTTACCGTACTTCCGCTTACTGTTGTTTCTTCTGTTTGCCAACTCTTTTTTAAAGTACCGCCCACTTTACCGTTTTTGTAATGCCCCGGCTTTGTTACGTTACTTATGTATTTAAGTGCTCTTTGAGAAATCTCATTCATAGCGGATACACAAGCTTTGGTGTAATCCGCACTTTCCATTTGCTTTTGTAATTTCTCAAGCTGTGAAAAATCAATCTCATTCATTACGCATAATCCTCGAATAATTCCAGTGCAATTTCTTGGTGTGATGTATAAACCGCACTTTCACCGCTACGGCAATAGTCAGTTGTTTTTCCGTTTTGTGTAACGGTTATTTTACTGCCCGACGGTATTTCAACCTCCGGCGCAATAAAAAGCACAACCGATTGCGATACGGTGCTGTATCCGTCATCTTTCGCCGCCGAATTTCGGCTTTGAAACGAAAGTCGGCAAGGCTGTTCCGTTAAAACAGCCTTTTCGGTAAATACAGTTTCTCCTGTTTCCTCATTCACGCTTGAAACTTTCACTTTGACAGAACATAAGCCTTTATACAGTCTTTCAATCGCCTCTCTTACCATATTCATCACCACACCAACTTTCTGAAACGTGCAAGCCTTGCTTTGTAGTCTTTAAACACGCTCGACATACTGCTTGAATTACTGCCGTACGATACCGTAACATCGCCCTCTTTGATTGACGTTACATTGTCGTATCGTCCCGATGATGCCGATATATCATAGCGGAACAAGTCCGCCGCCATAAGTATAACGGTATGCTTTAAATCATCGGGAATACCGTCAATATGGCAATAATTCTTGATATATTCGATTGTGCTTTCAATACATCTTTCGGCTTTTCCTCTGTCATCTTCGCTTATGCCGTACATATCCGCAAAAACAGCTATATACTCATCCATAAGTCACCTCATCAAATCTTGTGACGCATTTCGACAATTCTAATCTGCTTAGGGTCATATACAGGTGTCCAGTTTGTTGCATTAGCAAGTTCCGTACGCGTAGGACCTTCCGTATTTGCGACATCGGCGTCCGTAAACTTAACACCGCGTGGGTGAAGAATATACGTCTTACGATTGATAAGATAGTCAACACCACTGCCCTTTTTCTTATCTCTGTCTGTTTCGGTTGCAACAAACTTTTCCGGTGTACCGTTACCGAGTGCAATCGCACCGTTGCCGAAAAGATATGTTGAAAATACTTGACTCGAACCCGAACCTGTTACGGGACAGCCGTCATCAATAATAACTCGCTTACCCATATATGTACTGAACGGATTTGCACCGGACGGCTGAATTACGTCAATAAGGTCTTGCTTTCTGAGTGCCGCCTCAACCGCACTGTGCATAACAACAGCGGTAAGTTCCGCTTTGTTGTCGCCTAAAAGCTGTTGTGCGTCAATAAAAGCACTTCCGCTCCATTTTGCACTGTTACCGCTTGCGCTTGAAATATCAAGAATGTTTGACGCAAGTCTTGTTTCAGCCTCTTTAGGCGAACCGTCGGATACTGCCGGAATTGTGCCGAAGATACCTTTAAGCACAGCGATAAGTTCCTTTTGTAAATCTCTCACCCAAAAGTCAGATACAAGACTTGCAATCGCCGCCATAGGGTCAGCACCCGACATTGCGGCCGAAAGGTCTGTCGCACTCCACATTTTTGCACGTCTTAAAATTACCGCAACGTCTTTCTTACTGCTGATTTTGTCGGCAGTAAGGTCGTCACCCTCGATAACCGTTTCCGATTCACCTGTTAGGTCAGAGAAAAACGGCATATTTACAAGCGGACTTGCCTGTGACGCAAGCTTGTCAAACTCTGCGTCGTTTTGAACTATACCGCTCTGCACAAGTGCCGATTTTTCAAGTGTTTTTTGAATAACGTACGGATTAAACAGTTCCGGTACGATAATATCTGATAATGTTGTTCCCATATTAAATTCCTCCTGTCGTTCCTGCCTCTTGCATTAATACTTTTGCTCTTGCAGGGTCGTTTTTATAAATTTCACCTTGTTTGGTAAGATTAAATGTTTCCTTTGCCCAAGGATTTACGTCTGAACCTCCACCGCCGCTTTTTGGTGTGTATGCTCCGCCTTTTTCGGCAAAAAGGTGTGAGTACGTCTTATCCTCTCTGAGCGGTTTAAGAATATCGTCTACACCGACAGGCTTTCCGTCTTTGTCGAATGTAAACTTATCAATTCCGCCTTGCTTGTAAATAAGATAGTCGGCATCGGTTACACCGGCTTTTGAAAGCTGTTCCTTTAATGCGTATGTCTTTGCGGTGTTCAACGCATCTGTTTTAAGCGTTTCAATCTCGCTTTCATACCCTTTGATTTTGTTCTGCAATTCCGCGTTGTCGGCATTTGATTGTTTAAGGTCCTCAATGGTTTTGTTCGCCGTTTTAAGCTCCGTAACTTTGTCATTGAAAACATTTTTCGGTACTGCATACTTCGGAAATTCAGAGTTTACAGTCGACATCACTCCGTCAATATCCAATTTGCCGTCCTCAATCTTTGCCTTTTCCAATATTGCCTTTAACCATTCCATTCTTATTTCTCCTCCATAATTAATTTTTTATTCAGGTGCGTTCCTGTAAAAAGCATTGTTCTTTATTCTCTGCAACGCTGAAAAAAGAGTATAAAAAAAGCACCGTTTTATAGGTGCTAAGGTGGTAAACCTCGTATATTCACTTGTCCCACTCTCCTTTTTTGTATCAAAAAAGCACGCCCTAAGACGTGCTTAATGTATATTTAATTTATATACCGGGAATTGTTTCTTTAATGCTTTTAGCTAAATTTGCCGCTTTTTTCATCAAAGAATTTTCGCTAAGATATTCAAGTCCTTTTAATGTTATTCGGACATCATCGAATTTGATTCCCTGTATTCCTATCATATCAACTATGATTACTCCGGTTATATATTCTTCTTTGGCAAGCATTCTGATAATATTCTCAAATCGATTTTCTGTTATCTTGAAATTTTCTGCCTTTAGCAAAGACCTATCAACTTCATCACAATCCATTGCACTTTCAAGGACTTTAAGTATTTTATAAATAACTTTAAAATTATCCATTGCCTATACTCCCTTTGTTGTAATAAAAACATACTCATTAGTGTTTTTTGCTTTAATCAAACATACTATATTCTTTTCGTAACTTCTCGTAATACTTTTTTACTTCTTCAGGTGCATCTTCTCGTAAGTGGCATTCTCCGTCGGGATACTCTTCCCATTTGTCCAACTCTTTACTCATCTTCAAATCATATTCTGTTATAAGCCTCATCATTTTACACACCTCTTTACCAATTCCAATAACCGCTTATCTTTTACAATTCCCTTTTTCTCTTGTAACAGCACTTCCGCAATTAATTCATTTAATTGTCTGTTGCCCTCTCTTTTCAATCCATCTTTTGCATTTCGACTAACAGTATTTGACACATAAGAATAATCAAGTCTTTGTTGTTCCTTTACGTATTTCCGCAACTCTGATTCTATGTTCATTTTATTACTTTCTCCACCGTTTGTCAACACAAAATCCCAATGTTTCTTATGGAACATTTCATGCCACAATACATCAAGCTTGTTCTCCGCGACAAAATACCCGTCTTTTAGCATTTCATTCAAAAAGCTTTCATCTGTCAATTTCTCATTGATATATAAGCGATTGTTTTTGTGACTGTATGCGGCTATACCTTTTATTGATTTTGCTATTACGATTTCTGAAACATCACCCAATAAATCGATACTATTCTTAGTATCTATTACAAACTTTATTGTATTCTGTGCGTTCTTCGAGTTTGTTTGCGTATAAATACCGTTATGATTTTTTACAGGATTGCATTTACATCTAACACCATCTTCATCAAATACTTTCGACAAAGACATAGTATCAGTATCTTCAACATTTTCAAGTGTTTCCTCTTCTTCCACAAAATATCCCGTTATTGTACCACGACAACGGGTATGAAACGGCGGTGCGGTTATGCCTTGCTGATATTCGGACAGTTTAAAATGCTTTCCGTGCATACTTGCACACTCATCGCAAATATCACTGTCCATATTCTCGTCAATCTCGTATTCGTCACACCCTGCGTCCATTATCGAACGCAATCTTGCGTCAACCATAATATGCGTATATTCCGTCTGATACAGTGCGGCGGAACGGCTTTTTGAAACATTCATTCTTGCAGAAATATTTTTAATCATTTTATCGGGACTGTCGCCCCTTGTTATGCCCTGTACAAGATTTGTATTGAGTTCTCTTAAAAGTTTCTGCTTATCGTTCCATATCCTGTCGGAGAAATTACTTCCGTCAAGCCACTTTTCATACACTGCGTTTCGTACGGTTTCACTGTCAAACTTAGCAAAATTTACGTCACTGTCAAGCGAATCGGCTATATGTTTATGTGTTGTATAATATGTATCACTGTACGCCTTTTCAAGTGATGTTGAAAATTTATCCTCTTGCTTTTGTTTCAAGAGTTCGACTTCTCCACGCATTTGATATTTGAGTGCCTCCAAACGGCTTACCCTTGAACGCATATACTCATTATCAAGCATTGCCGTCCACTTGCCGTCTGCGTTATCAAGTGCCTTTTCCCTAAACTCCTCAAGCGACATCTTAAAGCCTTTAAGTTCTTCACGACTTAACTGCTTTCGTGCCTCTGCCATACTGATACCGTTTTCACCCGCATACCTTGCGTAAAACGTTTCAATCTCTTTTTTTATGCCGTTTAAGGACCTTTCATACTCTTTTATAAGTTCGCGTTCTATATCATCGGCTTTCTGTGCGTGGATTTTTAAAAGCTCACTGTTCCTCTTCTT